TAAAAATGGTGATGCCAGTAGGATTCGAACCTACGACCTAGAGCTTAGAAGGCTCTTGCTCTATCCAGCTGAGCTATGGCACCAATTACTTTTTAACTATACTATACTTATTGGATTTTGTCAAGTCTTTTCTCGGAATTTATTTCTTTCAGGATAAACAAACCACCCTGTTGCAATATACTTTTTCCCGACTAGATCTGGATTTGCTCGGTGGATGTGAGTATATGCAGCAGGCCATATAACCAGTGTTCCAGCAGTAGGTGTGAATGCCAGTTCCTGATGTTTAAATTCAGTTTTTCCACCTTCTTCAACATCATTCAAGTATATCATCCAGACTGCAAACCTTCCTGGGGATTCTCTACCAGAACCTTGTTCATGATGCCATTGATGAAATCCGCCACCATCTTCCGATCGCTGGAATTTCCATCCTGATGACAATACTTCATAGACTGATTTAGAAGTTGCAGAATATGTAGTATTATACTTGCGCCAACCACGGGCCAACGCTTCCATTATCTTATCCTCTGTCGGTTTCAATGAACCATAGCATCCTCTAAAGATATTCCAATCAGTTCTGCCTGCATCATCCGAAAGAATACAAGAATTCCCTGGATTTGGGCGAGAAATAATATCATCGATTCTATCGCATGCCTCGGCACATTCCGCAGCAGTCAATACGTTCGGATATAGTTCTATAAAATTAGAAGTCAAATTTAGACAACTCCCTCGTGCGAGATCCAGATGGAGTCCGCTCAAACACAGGAACAGCATCTTGTCCTGAGTCGGTGATACCTTGTTGCGCAGATAATTCTAGATCGAACAGTTTCATTTTACCACGGTCGATACCAACCATGAACCTTTTATTTATAGCAGGGTCATTATACCGATTCTTCAACTGCTTAACCATAAGTTGACCCATGTTCTCAAGTTCTTCAGTCGAGATTAAAGCAAACATTAAATCGGCAGTCGCAGGCAGACCGAACGATTCCGAAGTATCAGTTAGATCCACATCACTGTTCGCATATCCACCACGAGTAGTTTGAGTGGCAGAAACAACAGGTAAATCAAACTCAACTGCGAACCCACGAAGTTCTTCAGCAATCGCTTTCACATATGTATAAGAGTTTACACCTGCTCCTGCCTTGAACCGACTGGATGCACAGATATTAAGATAATCAACGAAGATAATATCTGGACTAAAGTTGCGCTTCAGTTGTAGTTCATTTAACAATGCTTTGAAGTGACCGACATGCGCACTGGCAGTTGGATACTCCTTGATGATCAACTTACCCTCAGTCTTTTTCTTAATCTTATCAATACGATTATCGAACATGGACTTTGACAGATCCTTAAGATCCTGGATATTAACATTCATCAAGTTCGCATCGATACGTTCAGCGATACGTTCTTCTGCCATTTCCATGGTGATATACAGAACGTTCTTACCTTGACCCAAAGCACCTGCTGCCATGTGACACATGAACAGAGACTTACCAACACCAGTGCCAGCAAGCGCAATGTTTAGTGTCTTATTTGGCAGACCACCATTAGTAATCTTGTTGAACATGTCAAGATCGAACGGTAATTTGTTCTCAATACGATGGTAGAAGTCATATCTTGATTCCGAGTTGTCAAGATAATCATGACCAACATTATTATCGAAACATACACTCAACGCATCCTGCAGAATAGAGGGAATACCATCTTGAGTATGTTGCTTATCTTCACCATCGATAATCTGAATCGATTTCATGATTGCATTGTATACTGCCTTGTCCTTACAGAACTTCTCAGTTTCTTCTAGCAACCACTTGTCGTTCACATCCAGGGAATCATCTAGATGTGTCAGTTTTTCATTGATACTTTTAAATTCATTTTCGTTTATGCCACGGTCATTCTGCACCGCAATTTCAATTGCTTCGACTGTCGGAAGTGAATTATACTTCTCGATAAAATCTCTGGCATAATTAAAAATCTTGCGTTCAGACGTGTCATGGAAATATTCTGGTGTTATGAATGGGATAACCTTACGAGCATAGTCTTCATCTGAAAACAATTTACTCAGTATAATCGTCTCGATCTTCTGCAATTTTTAATTCCTCTATCTCATCATATTCATTTGCAATTTTAATGCAACATGGTTCACACACAAACATCTCATACTCGAGACCTTCTTCGATACCGTGAAGGCAAATAGCAGGGTCATTCTTTTTCAGAACGACCCCACACTGATCACATATCTTGATTTTCGTATTCTTCTGAAATATCTTCGTCAGAAATGTCCACATTGTCACCCTCCATCATTTGTCCATTGCCCATGCGATAACGATTCTCAATCCATTCACCGAACGTCGGGTCGGTGAGAATCGGCATCCAGAACTCTTTGTTGTAGGTGTCATTGAGACGATACTTCTTGTCTTCACCAACACGTTGGTACCAACCGTTGCTCGGTTTCACAACGTGACCAGATTCGAGGGAAATATCAAGCAAACCAGACCACTTGCTGATACCACCTTCGAACGTCACCTCAATCGGGATCTTTGACTTCTCACGAACATACCGAGACTTCTCGACGTTGATGATAAAGTTGTAACCAACAACCTCAGATCCTTGCTTCTCTTGCTGGCGACCAATGATAAAGATATTGTCAGCAGAGTAGTAGATACCAGTACCACCAGACACAATCGCCTTCGGGAACATACCAATTTCCATGTATGTATGATTGACCACGACCATGGGAATGTCCTTAATGGTAAGATGTGGAGTGATCATACGGAACAGTGACTTCATCTGCTTGGCACGAGTCATATCAGCAACCGACTTACCGTCGAGCGCATCATCGACTTCCTTCTTAGATGCCAAGTTACCAACAGAGTCAACAACAATCATAACATTATCAGCACGTTCGAACTGATTGATTTGTTGCATGACATCATGCTTCAACTGTTCAATGTCAGTGATTGGTGTATGAATTACCATGTCAGTATTGATACCAAAGTTCTCAAAGTATGACTGTGGTGCGCCAAACTCCGAGTCATAGAACAGAATGACACCGTCGGGATACTTAGTCTGGAAACTCTTCACCAGCATCATAGCAAACGCTGTCTTGAAGTGCTTCGATGGACCAGCAAAGACAGTCAATCCTGGAGTCAATCCACCATCAAGTTTACCTGACAGAGCAACGTTCAAAGCAGGAACTGATGTTTGGATCAGATCCTTAGTACTGAACAACTTACTCTTAGAGAGAACGTTAGTCTCCTTAATGGTGCTGTTCTTTTTAATTTTATCGATTAGTGCATTCATGTAAACATATCCTCTAACGTGGCAACTGGTTCTGTATTCCAACCAATGCCTTCTACAATTTGTTTTAATGGTTCAAGAAAACTCTTATTGAACATTGTATTATAATCTACATACTTATGAATGTCAAGCTCTTTTGGAATTTTACCAATAAATCCAATACAATTTTCGCGAATAGTATTTGGTTCCTTCAAGTATAGGAACTTAATCTTTTCGCCTTCTTGGATTGCTTCATACTTCATAGTAAGATTGTGCTTCTCAAGCAAATAGTTATACATCAACGCACCACGAACATGCATCGGTGTTCCCTTTGCGTAGATGTCTGCTCTTGATGTATACTTAGCAAGTCCATTGACACTTCGTGGGAAAGCAATATCTTCAGGTTCCATTTTATTAAACAACCCACGAGTGTGCTCAATAAACTTCTGTAGAGTTACCTCATCTGTAGTCAATGATAGTCTTACTGCTTCCTTGAGACTTTCGCGAACAGGTGCTGGAGTGGAAGAACGAACGATCTCGAGACCCATGACTTTAAGTTTCGGGTCTTTGTATCGGACACCCTCATTATCGTAGACGTTGAGCGCATACCTTTTCTTCGCAACCCAGAGACCACGTTCTGCGATTGCCTCACGTTTGAATACAATTTTCTTTTGAAATGCATTCGTGTAGTCCGCAAGTCCATCGCAACTCTTGTTGATTGCCTCTGTGATTTTCTCCTCGCAGATTTTATCGAGAACGTCAATGAGTTTATCACGTGATAGATTGCCATAAAACTTACGAACAAGAGGGTCCAAGGAAATATAGCAAGAATCAGTATCACTGTAGAAAGAGTAGTTGTGTCCATTTGTTCCTACGACCTTGTTAAGATAGACGTCAAGTGCCTTACCTACTTCCTGAATAATATACTGACCAGTCGTAGTGATGCCCTCGGCAATACGAGCATCATAGTAACGGAAATATTCATTCGCCAACGCACCGAACAGTGAGTTCAACTGAATCTTTCTTGCCATCTGGAAGTTATTATACTTTGAGATGTCATTCTTTAGTTTGGGATTTTTAGTTTCTTCATATTCTTTCTGGGCAACAATCATCAGTTTCTTGTAACGTTGTCGGTCATCAAAGAACTTCTGAACAATCTCAGGAAACATTCCCATCTTCTTACGAGTATAACAGTAACCATTGGCAGTCATACAAACATCATCTTGTTTGAGATCTTCGAGGACATAACTATGCCCGAGCAATCCCTTGACCGTTGTATCTTTTACCACACCCTGAACGAAAGTCTCTGGTGATTGGTTATATTGCATGATGATTGATGGATACAGCGAGGTGGCATCAAAAGAAACAACCCAGTCATACCTTCCTGCCTTTGGTTCTTGCACATACGCACCTTCAATAGTCCTACCCCTGTTTTCTTTCTTCTGGGGAATCTGGATATTTTGATCATGCAAGTGATTGTAGATAATACAATCCCACGTGCGAACCTGTGAGAACACATCCGTATAATTACACTTAGCATCGTATGCCATAGTGAGCACAAGTTCAATCAGTTTCATCTTGCGCTCAAGTTCATCAACGATCTCAACGTCGATGATGTTATACTCGACGAACCGTGTCCAGTCTTTGGTGTAAAACTCACGGAATGTTTCATATGGATGCTCAAGTTTTTTCTTACCAAGTTCTTCCTTGGCAATGTGATCCAACTTGTAACTCTCTTGTCGAGTATACGTAAACTTCTTATAGAGATCGAGATAGTCGATAACTGCGACGCCAGTAATATCATATGAGATATGTTCGCGACCCATGATTGTCAAATTCTTGCGACGAACAAGACCCCATGGCGAAAACTTCTTGCGCATAGTGGTATCTTCTTCAGTGCAGAACAGACGATCTATCCGAGAGATAAGATACGCAACGTCAAACAGTTCACAGTTCCAACCTGTGATAATATCTGGGTGATCATCAGAATAGAAACGCAGAAAAGTTTCTAGCAGGTCACGTTCGTCATCACATTTTACATAGAGAAACTTGTTGCCTGAATCTCTCAGGGTCTGAACAATCTCAGAGTTCTTATCATCAAACTCACCACAACCGAATGTGATGATTTGTCGAGTGATAAGATTCTTGACTGTGATCAGGAGAACTTCTTCGATAGGATTGTTTACATCAGGAAACCCATGCTCTGCGGAGGTCTCAATATCGACAGTCTGAATATTGAGTTGAGACATATCCCACTGAATTTCTCCAGGATACTTCTTTGTGATGTATTGGTAACCATAGTTGGTCTGACCAAAGATTTCAAAGTTGTCTACTTGTCCATATGTTTGGACGAACTGCTTGGCAGCATTGTTGTCTTCAAAGTCAATCGGTTGGAGATCTTCCCCATACAGAGACTTGTATTTTGTTTCTTCACCACCCTTGGATTTTACAAACAGGGTCGGACTGAAGTCATCGCGTTTGGTAAAGCGCACACCGTTATGTACTCCACGGACAAGAACCTTGGAACCATACTGGTGTGCGCATGTATAAAATTTCATATAAATCCCTCATCAATCAAATACTACTATACTATAAAACATAACAAAAGTAAAGGGATTTATCGTAACTTATATCCAATCTTTGCTTCAAGTTCTTCCAGTTTCATAGTTGAAACCTGTGACTTGGGAACTAGATTGTCTACGATATAGACTGCAACATTTCCACTTTCGAAGAATGCAACCTTGTATAGAAAATCTGGAACTGGAACCTTATTCTTGCCAATAACCTTTGGCGTCGCAGAATAATGCGCACCAGTAACTACCCACTTGAAGGGAACAGAACGAACACGTTCTTCCAGGTTTTTCCATGCTACACGATTGACAGATGGCAATTGTGGTGTCATGTTAGTCATGAAGAAGGTATCTGACATTTCGTTCGGATCGTCTGCGTTTGCAGCAGGAACCATGTGCCCACGATCATAACCAGAGTTGGTATAATCGGCAGGAGTCGGCGAGTCAGCGATGCGCTTGTCAGCACGGAAGTCGTCAGTACGTGGAGTTTTCTTCAACCGTTCTTGCGCAATCTCAGTGGAGAAAACATTTGCATTACGGTCATCATCATATACGACTGCGAAGAAAGAGTTGCAAAGAACCTTAGTGTTTGGCACTACGATTTCTTTACCATTCGGATAGAACTGATCACAAGGAGAAGCGAATGCTGTTCCTGGAATCAGAAATAGTGCGAGAGCGATTAATGGTTTCATATGATAATTTTACTTTCTGGAACAACCAGACCTGAACCGTAGCGAGTATTATACTCGTTTAGCATACCAGTCTCTGGTTCAAAAACTGTGATAACTGCACCAGAACGAAGAGGAACCAAGTCATCTTTCGCGTATGGGCAGAACGGTGCTAGACCTATGCCGAATTGATTATTCTGATTCGGGATCATCATAATCTGCGCAGGTTTCTTTAGAATGACAAGACCTTCAATTGTCTCGTCGATATCAGCGATAATTTCATCGCCACTGATTAACTTCACACATCTAATATTGCTCATGTATTCACCTTCATTGTTATTTAGTTAAGAAAGGAGCACTCATCATCGATTTGCTCCTAGTAATTGGGAGGATAGATTTACCACGTTTGGATAAAAGGTCGCAAAAACTTCTTTCACCTCATCAGCATTTGCAATTTGTTCGTACGGATCAAGAGGTAATTGTTTTTGATCAAAGATTCCGAATGCCAGTTTCTTCTCAGACTCATCTAAGTGTGCTGCCATTGAAGTCAATTCATCATATTCAACTACAATATGACTGCCGACAATATTAGTCATGACCTTTTTATTGTGTTCTTCCATAAGATAACGACCAAGGATCATCGTCTTTAGTTCTGGAATATCTACTGTTAACACGGCAGAGTTTTTTCCGCTTCTGAAAATCATAGTTTTCTTAGCAAAGTAAGCACTAAGCATCTTATGTTCGAAGTTACGATTAACATACACGAATTTAAAATTCTGTTTCTTCAGAAACTCAAGACCATCAACAAGAGAAATAAACGTCAATCTATCATCTAAGAATATACGACATGTCAATGGTTGTGTTG